CACACAAGGCCACAAGCCACTAGGGACAGTGTTCGCGCTCTACCCATACCATGGCAGGCCCGCCAAAGGGCATAGCACCACCCTCCAGAACCCACATGCGCGCAAGCGTCAACACTGACCGTCGTTGTGATATTTTATTATCAGTGAATGTGGGGCGGTGCCTTCAACGCAGCCATTTGGGCCGCAATCGCGCTGAGAGATATCACACACACATCAAGAGGCGCTGACCGCTCAGACCGGCAGCGATCAGCCATGGCAGCAAGAAAGCAGTTGTTTCACCCCGATGAGGTGAAGAAAAAAATCCAGGCAAGTCAGCTTATTAACAGATTGCAAAATCACGCGCTTTGTTCGCCAACTGACGAAAATGCGGCTAGCAAAATCATGAATGCCGACCAGGTGCGCGCGGCCTTCGGCTTGCTCGCCAAGGTGGTTCCCGACCAAAAGCCGGTTGATGGCGATGGAGACAGCAAGACCAAGCTGGAAATGGTCATCAGGATCGGTGGCGATTGACACCGCTTGAGATTGAACTGGTTCCGCGAAAGCCGTTCAAAGCCTTCCTTCTCAGCACATCGCGCTGGTCCTGCATCGTTGCCCATCGACGGGCGGGAAAAACCGTGGCCTGTATCATGCGCCTCATCAAGGCCGCGATTGAGGCACCAGAGGACCAAAGCCGGTTTGCATATATCGCGCCGTTCTACGCTCAGGCCAAGGACGTTGCCTGGTCATACCTCAAGCAATTCACGCAGCAGATTCCCGGCGTATCAACGAACGAAAGCGAAATGCACGTCACGTTCGCCCACAACGGCGCGCGTATCAGGCTCTACGGGGCGGATAACTACGACAGGATGCGCGGCATCTATCTGGATGGGTGCGTGCTGGACGAAAACGGCGACATGGACCCAAGGGCATGGCCAGAGGTCATCAGGCCCGCACTTGCTGACCGCAAGGGGTGGGCCGTGTTCATTGGGACGCCCAAGGGCCGAAACGCCTTCTACGAGGTTCACAAGCAGGCCGAAGCGTCTGACGATTGGTTTTCGCTGGTTCTCAAGGCATCTGAAAGCGGCCTGATCGACGAGGGGGAACTCGCCGACGCTCGGGCCATGATGACGCCGGAACAGTTCGCGCAGGAATGGGAGTGCAGTTTCGACGCTGCCATCATCGGCGCATACTACGGCACCCTCCTTGCGGACGCAGAGGCAGAGGGGCGCGTCACGGCTGTTGAGGTAAACGAAGATCTGCCCATCCATGCCGCGTGGGACTTGGGGATAGGCGACAGCACGGTGATTTGGGTGTTTCAGGCCGGCCCCGAGGGGATGCGCCTGATTGACCACATCGAGGACCACGGCAAGCCGCTTGGTCATTACGTGGGTGAGTTGGAAAGCCGGGGATACAAGGGCGGTCATGATTATGTGCCGCACGACGCCAAGGTGCGCAGCCTGGACACCGGCAGAAGCCGCCTGGAGACGCTGGCGGGCATGGGGCGAAATGTTCGCTTGCTGCCCCCGGCAAATGTGGATGACGGCATCAACGGGGTTCGTCAGCTATTCCCGCGCATGTGGTTTGACGCCGACAAGTGCCGCCACGGCATCGAGGCTCTGAGGCAATATCGGACGGAATACGACGAGAAGGCGAAGGTGTTCAAGACGCGCCCGCGCCACGACTGGACAAGCCACACGGCTGACGCGCTGCGATATGCGGCCCAAGGCTACCGGGATCTGGCGGTGGAGCGTGTGCAGCGCGTTGTGCAGATTAAGCCTGGCCAAGTCTGGATGGGCAATCCCGAGGAAGAACTTGCCGCCATGGGTGGCGGTAAAAGGACGCGGCTGTGATGGCGATTTATGTAGAAGACCTGCAACTCAGCATAGATAGAAACAAAGCCTCATTAGCAGCCTTGCGCGCCATATACGCGCGAACTGGGGCTGACTACATCGGGTCTTCAATTGCGCATGTTGAGGGCGTCATTTCCGATATGCAGGCCCCGGAAAACCGCACCTCACATATCTGGGTTCGTGGTGCTGCCCGCCTGAAACTTAAGGGCGTTTTGAGAGCGCACCTTGAGGCGGGTTCGCGGCGTATAGATGGCGCAGTGAGAAAAACCCTCAAGGGCAGAGGTGCGGCTAATGGATTATGAAAACGACACCGCGCCCGAAAAACCGGGGGCCAGCCGCCCTTGGCTGCAAATGATTTCAGACGCGGAAAAGGCGTTTCAAGTCTATCAGGACAAATGCGCCAGCATCGAGCGCATCTATGGCAACCTTAAGAGCCTGTCCGAAGGTGTTGGCGACCGTGAGTTTCAAATCTTTTGGGCCAATCTGGAGGTTCTGAAACCGACCATTTACCAGCGCCCGCCGCGCCCGGTTGTCATGCCGCGCCACAGCGACCTTGGTGAACTGGTGCGCAAAGCGTCCGAGGTGATGGAGCGCGCGCTGGAATTTGACGTGGAATGGGATGACCTGCACGACACGTTGCAGCTTGTGCGCGATGACCTTGCCATGAACGGGCGGGGCGTGCCGTGGGTTCTGGATAATGGAACGTGCATCCATGTTGATCGGCATGATTTCCTGCACGAACCGGCCAGGAAGTGGAAAGAGGTCGATTGGGTTGCCCGCCGCGCCTACCTGACGCGCGATCAGGGTGTTGAGCGCTTCGGTGAGGCGTTCTGGGACGCGGAATGCGCCGAGGTCGGCAAGGACCGTGATGACGACTACAAGGGCACGGCAAAGAAGGCCGAGGTCTGGGAACTGTGGTGCAAGTCCGAAGGCAAGGTGGTTTGGGTCACCGAGGGTGTGGACGAGGTTCTGGACGAGGCGGAGCCGCTTGTGGACGTGAAGGGCTTCTTCCCTTGCCCGAAGCCCGCGTATTCGACGCTGGAGCCGGGAACACTGTTGCCGATTCCTGATTTTGTCTACTACCGCGACCAGGTGGACGAAATCAACGAGATGACAGCCCGCATTTCGGCGCTGGCGGAAAGCCTGCGGATGAAGGGCTTCTATGCGGCGGGCACATCGGAGATTGGCGAGGCGATTGAAACCGCCATGCGTCAGACCGACAACAAGGCGCTATTGGTTCCGGTCAGTAACTTCGCCGCGTTGGGCGGTGGGTCGCTCAAGGATAGCATCATATGGCTTCCGGTGCAGGAAATCGCGGCTGTGGTGCAGAACCTCGTGCTGCTGCGCAAGCAGTTGATCGAGGATGTTTATGAAATCACCGGCCTGTCCGACATCATGCGCGGCCAGACGGCGGCAAGCGAAACCGCCACGGCGCAAAACCTGAAAGCGCAGTATGGATCTGTGCGGGTGCGTGAGCGCCAAGGCGAAATGGTGCGGGTTGCGCTGGACGTTCTGCGCATCAAGGCGGAAATCTTTGCGGAGAACTACCCGATTGAACAGGTCATGCAGATGGCCGCAATGCAGTTGCCGACGCAGCAGCAGGTCCAGCAGATGGCCATGCAGGCGCAGGCACAAGGGCAACCGTTCGAGCCGCCCGTCATGGTCGAGCAAGTGGACCAGTTGTTCAAGTCGCAGCGGATGCGGCCTTTCCTGATGGATGTCGAGACGGATTCGACCATCATGCCTGACGAACAGGCCGAAAAGCAGAGCCGAATTGAGTTTATCACGGCTATCGGTCAATTCATTCAGCAGGCGGGCCAGATGGTCGCCGCACAGCCCGAGAGCGCGCCGTTTGCGGGCGAGTTGATGAAGTTCACCGCAGGCGGCTTCCGCGCGGGCCGTGACCTTGGCGGGGCGATTGATGATTTCGTGGACCAGGTAAAGGCCAAGGCGGCGCAATCCACACAAGGGCCGTCACCGCAGGAACAGGCCATGCAGGCACAGATGCAGGCGGATCAGCAGGCCAAGCAGGCCGAAATGCAGGTGAAGCAAGCTGAAATGCAAATCAAGCGGGCGGAAATGGAGGCCGGTGTGGCCGACAGTCAGCAGCAGCGCCAACTGGACGCGGAAAAGCTGAAACTGGAGGCGCGCAAGCTGGAAATCGAAGCGGCAAAGGTTGGCTTGGACAGTATGGACCGGGAGGCCAACGCGGTGCAGCGGACGGGTGAGGCCAGTGCGGCCATTGCCGAAGCTATCGCAGCGCCCTTCGCAGCTATTTCGGCGCAGATTCAGCAAGGCAACACCGCAATTGCGGAGCAAATCGCATCGGGCGATGCACAGATTGTGCGGGCCATGACGGCGGATAAACAGGTGGTGCGTGACGCGAGCGGCAGGGCCGTGGGCGTTCGGACTGTTCAGTGAGGGACTGACAAATGGCATTTATCAACGATGAAGTTTACGATCAGGGCCTTGATTGGGCTGACACCAACGGGACTCGGATCGACATTTGTTCGACCGATCCTGGCGGCACCTATGCCACGGTGACGGGAAACACGCTTGGCAATGATACGGTGAACACCGGGGCCACGGCGGCAGGCGCGGTTGATGGTCGGCGCGTGATTGTTCCGGCCATCACGGCGGGATCTGTTACCGGCACCGGGACGGCAACCCATTGGGCGCTGACCAACGGCACCGATACCGTTGTTGCATCGGGCGCGCTGACATCTTCGCAGGCCGTGACCAGCGGCAACACGTTCACGCTGGACGCGATCAGCATTACCATTCGTGACGCGGCGTAAGGGTAGGCCATGACCGTCTATAACATCACCCCCGCCGACAGCATTCAGGCTGTGATTGACGCAGGCCTCGCCCCCGGCGACCAGATCGTTCTGGCTTCGGGAACATACACCGAAACGCTGATTTTCAATGGCGTCGAGGGGACGGCTGAGGACAAGATCATCCTGCGTGGTCCGTCCGATGCCATCATCACCGGAGCGGGCACCGACAAGGACACAATCCGAATGAGCGGATGTAAGCATATCGCGCTGGTTGGCTTTACTGCTATCGGCTGTGATGCGGCGCTTGGCAGCGGTCAAGAGGGCGTCATTCACGCACACAAGGCGGGCGGCGTCTGGTGCGAGGGGCTTGTGTTCAGCGGGCTGGACGTATTCCCCACCTTTGGCGACGGGATCAAGCTTTCGGAGACGATTGGCACTCAGGTTCTTTGGTGCAATTTCCTTGGTTTGTCTCTGCAAATCGTGGGCGAAAGCCACCTCGATGCGAACAAGTTCGACTCGCTTCTCGTGGAGGGCTGCACGTTCAGCGACCACCCGAAGACCGCTGTAGTTCTCAAGGGCGATGGGCGCACGGCATGGGTTCGGGTCAACGATTTTGACGGCAACAACCGCTGCATGGAAATTGGCGGCTATGCTGGGTCGGGATACTGGGCGGGCTACTGGCCCGATGCTGCTGTATCAGCCGCGCGCTATGTGTCGCTTGATAGTAACTCTTTCTTCCGGTCCAACGACAAGGGCCTTCGGTTCATCGACGCCCGAGACTGCCATATCCTCGACGCGCCGACCGACACGAACCGAAACCTGCAGTTCACGGATGGCGACCTGACAACGGAAAACATCTGGGTGGATGGCGACTGGAACAACGGCACTGGCACATGGACGCCCGACCCCGCGCCAGCGCCCTATGTCATTCCGCCGATCCCGGTTGAACCAGTGCCGCCCGCTGGCACGCTGTTCACGGTAGAAGCGGTGGGTCCGGTGACTGTGACCGCGCATGGTGTGACGCTCACAATCCAACCGGACGGCACCGTCCTGTAATAGGACACAACCATGGCAACCATTGTCGGCTCTGCCGCAAGCAACGTCTCGAAGTCCAGCCGGAGCGACAGCACTCAGGTCACGTTTCCGGCAATCGCGGGCGCGGCATCCGGCGATACGGCCTATTTGTTCCACTCCTGCGATGGTAGCCTAGGTAGTTCTGTTCCTTCCGGCTGGACGCAAATTGATCTTGATAACGGAACATCAACCGACTGGCTCGTAGCGAGCCGGGTTATCACAGGGGACAGCGACTATACCAGTCTGGATGCCGGGTTCGATCCCGGCCAAGGCTGGACCTCCATCATCTTGCTGGTGCGCGGCTCGCACACGCTCGAAGCGTTCGCCGATGACAACGATGGCGATGCCATCGCCTACGTTTACCAGATCACAGGATTCAACTCCGGCGACCTGTCAGTCATTCGCGGCACGGCTGACGACCAGCAGGTGACGATGACACCGCCCACAGGGTGGACGCTGTTTGCCAATGATGACGGCACGGATGGATCAAACCTGTCCTCGGCGGGCTTGGCCTACAAGGTATCGGCAGGCGGCACAGAAGGGCAGCTCGCACCAGGCAACGGCGACGAATGGTCCGGCCCATCGTCGGATGGGTCATCGTCGTTTCACATGCGGTTCAGCGGGATTGACGATCCTGATGCTGGTGGTGAAGACGCCCTTTTGGCCAATGACGTTGAAAGCGCGTCAGAGGTCACAACCCCGTCCATTGGGCAGGAACACAGCCTAGCCGCCAACGATGTTGAGGCCGCATCGGAGGTCAGCGTTCCAACGTTGGCGGAGGTTGCAAGCGAAGTTGACCTTTTGGCCAATGATGTCGAGGCGGCATCCGAGGTCAGCGCGCCAACAATTGGCCAGGAACACGCCCTTGCGGCGAATGATGTTGAAGCAGCATCAGAGGTAACGGCCCCTGCGCTGGGCCAAGAACACGCGCTAGCCGCCGACGATGTAGAAAGCGCATCGGAAGTCACTGCACCCGTGATCGGGCAGGTTCATGCGCTTACGGCGGTCAACGTTGAGGCTGCATCGGAAGTTACAGCCCCGGCGATTGGGCAAGAGCATAACCTCTCCGCCGACGATGTTGAATCGGCGTCCGAGGTCACAGCACCAGCCCTTGGCACAGACGGCACGGATGCCCTTTCAGCGGATGACGTTGAGGCTGCAAGCGAGGTCACGGTTCCGGCCCTTGGGCAGGTCCATGTGCTGGCGGCAAACGATATTGAGGCCCCTTCGGAGGTTACAGCGCCTCGGTTGGTTATTGTGGGGCAGCAGGAAGCCGCGCCAGCGGGCAACCCCGGCCTTGGGGCTGTGCTTGACACCACGGAGGCAGACAAGCGCCAGCGCCGCGAAGAACAGCGCAAGCGCACATCGGATGAGGAACGCCGCGCCGCAGTTGAGCGGGCATTTGACCAGCTAGAGCCAAAGGACGCGCCCGAGGTTGTCACCGAAGCGTTGCCCCGCCGGGTCAAGCGCGAAGTGGCAAAGGTCGCTCTGACGGATCTTCGGGCGCTGGACGACATGAGCGCGCAACTTGGCGCTTTGATGGCCCTGGTGGACGAGGTTTGGCAGGCCCGGTTGCGGGAAATCGAGCAAGAGGACGATGACGAAGTGTTGTTGCTGTTGATTGCATGAAAATATGGCGACCCACAGGTGAACACATCACGCCGGAAGAATACGACCGCCGCATGGCGCACTATTCGGAGATGATGTTTCAGCGTCAGCCCCGTCAGGGCGAACTGACCGCGCCGATGGTGCTGCGGGACGACCAGCGCCCGTTGATGAGCATGACGAACGGCAAGATTTACGACTCCAAGTCCGAAATGCGGAAAGAATACCGCCGGGCCGGGGTTATCGAAGTGGGCGATCAGGCCCCGACAAAGCGGGCCAAGCCTTCGCGGGCAGAAAAGGAAAAGGCCCGCAAAGACCGCCGCGCGGCAGCGGCACGGGCACTGAGCAAAGCGGGCTTCGGCGCGTGATCGGCTCAGGCTCTTAGCACCCTCTCAGACAGGAAAAATCAATGGACGATCTACAGGCATCAGAGCCGGTAGTTTCGGAAGGCGTGACTGACGCCCCGGCACCGGAAGAAACCAGCGAACAGCCCGAACAGAAGGCCGAACCCAAGGCCAAGGCCGAGCCAAAGCCGAAAAGCGAGCGGGAAAAGCGCCGGGAATCGCTGGAAAAGGCGTTCAAGCAGGTCGAGGACGACGAGGAAGGCGAAAAGCAGGCCAACGGGTCGCCATCCACGCCCAAGGCTGACCCCAAGGCAGCCGAAGACGCCAAGGACGCCAAGGAAGAAGGCCCCAAGCGCGGCGCTGATGGCAAGTTTGCCGCGAAGGAAGCGGAAAAACCTGACGCCAAAGCCGCAGAGAAGGCCGAGGGCGGGCAGGAAGCCAAGGAGGCACCCAAGACCCCCTCAAAGGTCGCAGAGCCGCCTGCACGCTTCTCAGCGGAGGCCAAGGCCGCGTGGAAGGATGCGCCGGAGAGCGTTCGGGGCGAGGCGCAGCGCGCCGTGCGTGAGTTGGAGCAGGGTCTACAGCAAAAGGATCAGCAGCTTCGCCCGCTGGAGCCGTTCATCAAGATGGCCAGAGAACACGGCACCACGGTTGACGCGGCGCTGCGGAACTATGTCGGCATGGAACAGATGCTGCGCAAAGATCCGCGCCAAGGTTTGATGGCGCTGGCCCAAAACATGGGCATGACGCCGCAGCAGATGGCGGGATACCTGACCGGCCAGCCGCAGCAGAAGGGCCAGCAAGACCCCCGAGACCAGCAAATTATCGCCCTGTCGCAGCAGGTGCGGCAAATGCAGCAACAATTTGGGCAAGTGAGCGGCACCATTCAGGAACAGCGGCAGCAGGCCGTTTTGAACCAGGTGCAGCAATTCGCGGCAGACAAGCCCCGCTTTGACGAACTTGCCCCCGAAATCGCGCGAATGATCGAGACCGGCTATGCGTCGGACCTTTCAGACGCCTACGAAAAGGCAGACCGGATGAACCCGGCACCTGCCCCTGTGCCGCAGCCTACTGCGGCTCCCGCGCCTCCGGCTCAAACCCGGCCCGCGCGGTCTGTAACTGGCGCACCAACGGCAGGCTCAAACCCTGGCACGCGGAAGTCCAGCCAAACCCGAACTGAGGCCCTATCCCGCGCGTTCCGCTCGGCTGGCCTCGCCTAACCTAATGGAGAAGCCAAATGGCTCTTAACACCAACGAGCGCCTGCAAGAGGCGTTGTCGCTGGCCATTGAGGATCGTTCGTCCGGCTATCAAGACCTCGTGTCGAATGCCAACGTCCTCCTGGCCGTGATGAAAGACAAGGGCATGTGGAAGACGTTCGAGGGTCCGACGATCCGCGAGCGCCTGCTGTATGCCGAGTCTGGAACCTACACCCGGTATTCGGGATACCAGTTCCTCAACCCGACCCCCGCCGAACTGATCAACGATGCAGAATACACGCCCAAAATGGCGGCTGTGTCGGTGGTTCTTTCGATGGAGGACATTCTGCAAAACTCCGGTTCGACCGCCCAATTGATGAACATCATGGATGTTCACATGGAAGCTGCCGAGCAGGAATTGCAGGACCGCTTCACCGAAGACCTTCATTCGGACGGCACCGCAGACGGCGGACGCCAGATTGGCGGCCTTCAACTTGCCATTCCGACCGACCCGACCACCGGCACTTACGGCGGTCTGTCGCGGGCAAACAACGCCATCTGGCGCACATCGGCCTATGATGCGGCTTCCGTATCGTGGGACCAGACCAGCGAAACCACGGTTTCGACGGCTGGCGTCAAGCCGATGTATAACCAGATCGTGATTGAACGCTCGCGCGGCAAGAAAGGCCCGAACCTGATCCTGGCTTCGCAGGACCACTACGGTGCCTATATGGCGGCCACGGAAAACATCCAGCGCATCACCGATGGTG